TTCAGTTGGCTCTTTTTGTGTCATATCTTTATGTACACCAGGCTGTTGTTTATCCTCTGGAGTCAAGTCATTTTCTTCGGCCTCCGCAACCATTGTTTTATATTCATCTGGTGATGGAATTTTGCCAAACATTCTTTTTAAAACTACTTTAAGTGTTTCTCCGAACATCGCCAAAAAACTTTCTTGTAATTGATTGCTTTTTAATTTATAAAAATTAACCTCTAAAGGCCTTAACTTGTCTTCTAAAAGAATTTGTTTCATTGTGCACTTCTCCTTATGCTAATAATAAATAGTTGTATTGTGTAAAATAATAAACAGATAATGTTTTAAGAGGAGGTTTTAGTATTTTTTTGAGCTTGTTCGTAATCTTCTTTTTCTTTTTCGAATTGTTTTACTAGCCTTTTTATAAACCAATTTCTTAGTCCGACTGGTAAATTATAAGCTTCCATGAAGCTCCATCCGCCATAATATTTTAATAAAAAGAATTGTTCATACACGGACTCCATGTACTTATCGCTTAGGCCAAAAAAAGTCCGTCGTAAACGGAACCTCCATTTCTGTTTCTGTAAAACAGCTTTGGCATCTAACTTTTTGAGCCAAATCAACATTTGGTACGAGGTCTAAATATGTTGTCCTGAGATGATGCGAATCTTTTGCTGGCATATTATCTACAAAAGAGGCAATCTCCGTAGGGTCAACGACATCGTTAATAGAAACAATAAAAGCTTTCATTTGATCAGTGACCGGGTTGTCTGACAAGTTATACTTTTTTTTCTTTTCAGTGTATGCTAGAAGGTCGGCTTCGTCTTTACCATTCAAAAACCGCACCTCGGCCTTAACCTTAGAGGCGGGCAATTCAATAATAAAAGTTCCATTTTTAGTTGCAGCAGTCTTAAGATCGTCAGCTGTTTTTGGTTTAACTTCATTTAAATCAAATACATGGTCATTGATACTGTTGCAATAAAAACACTGAACTTTAGTTTCGTATTCATTTCCATAGGCAGAGACCCTCGCTGCCATCATTATTGCATTTTTATCGCCGACAAGAATTTCATTGACATCTATATTTTTATCGACAATAAGGTTTTGAAGTAGCCTTTCGATTGCAATGCCTTTTTGCAACAATGCTCTAGAAGTCAAAATGTCTTCATCTTTTGCAGTCATTTGTCTTACTTCAACATGCTCTTGGTTATGTAGGGAATGTTCCTCTGGGTAGAATCTGCCACCAGACGGAAGTTCAACAAAATCCGTAGGTACTACAAAATTTAATGTGCTTGTTTTATTAGTGGCTTCTGTAAGAGGGCCCGGGGAATCGGCCACTTTGGCCGCTCCAAAGCGATCCTCATTATTTCTCATTTATCACCTCTTTAGTATTTTATTAAGCGGTTTTAGACTCCGCCAACGTATGTACTGGTTGATGGGAAGTTTAAGTTATAACCGATTTGATCTCCGGGCCATGTGCCATTTCTAGGATTCGTCCAAAGCTCAGCCCAATCATATCGAATAGTCAAAGTTATATCCAAAAGTTCATCACGATCATACGACAAATCACCAAATTTTACATCCTTAACCCATGGGTGTTTCAGCTTCCACGACTCTATTGTGTCTCCGGATGCATCAAGTTGTTTGATTTCAAGCTTCTCCATTGCACTGACCGCTTTACTTTTTCCAATTGTTGGATAAGGACCTGCGGCAGTAATGTCTGGGTTGTAGCCAGATGCTTCAATAAGGTGCATTATGCTTTTAACGCCGTCGGGTTTCATTGGATCAACCAAACTAAGGCTAATTGTGTTCCATTCTACCCTTCCAGGATAATAATACGTGTGATTAATAAATCTATGTGAAGTTTCTGAAACTGAAAAACTTGGTTTTGATACAGATTTGATGGCCCATGGCTCAACGCCATTAAAAACCGCCATCCACCTAAAAGCTCGTTTAGTGTCAAACTCGCGACTGTCGTTCCAAAAGCCCATTATATAAATCCCCTTGCGTTAATAGCAGCTCTACTAATAAATAGTGCTAATATTTTTTTTTACCATTTTAATCTTCAAATGAGGCCCCAGAACGCGTAATAATAAAGTCTAAAGCAATAAACTCAATAGCTCTAGCAGGCTTTAAGTATACTTTTGCATACATGATATTTCTATCAACCAAATCTGGGGTAGTTGTTGTCTTATCTAACACCAACTTATAGTCCGCCAGGCCAAGTCTTTGTTTAACGCTGTTCAATAATACTTCTGTTCTTGCAGTAAACGTAGCCCAAGTTTGTTCAAGGTTCGGCTCAAACAATATGGTTGAAGCAATTCTAGAAACTTCTTTTTTCAGGAAAATCAAAAGTCTTCGAACATTAATTCTATCTAAAGCAGACGGAGTTAATTGCAAGGTTTTCTGACCAAAAATTACAATCCCTTCAGCCGGGAAAGAAGCAATTGGATTAACATTGACTTCGTAAAGTTTGTCCCTTTGTTTTGAAGTTAATTGTTGGTTAACCCCAACGACAGGAAGGCCGCCGGCTTCTGTAGCTGTTAGTCCACCTCTCGCAAATCCTGCGGGTGCGAACCATACATCTTTAACAGTTTCACTATACCCCATAGCTCCCAAAGCAACAACAGAAGGAGGTGTCCACAAGATTCTATTATTAAGAGGATCTTTAATTTGGACCCAAGGATAGTAGGCCGCGCCATAACTTGAATCAATTAGGCGGTCTTTCATGACACGAACTGCATTATCTATATTCCCCATGTTATCGACGCTGTCACTGGTATTTTCAGTAAATGGAACATAATCTTGTTCAATGTCAATGATCGCCATGGTGTCGGCACGTTCCTCTGCAACTCTAACAAGCCTCGTTGTAAGATCTTGATTTGTTATACCAGGCATCGCCATCAAATTACTTTCAACTCTTTCAGCATCTTTAACAATTTCAATAGCTTTGGTTAGTGAGTAAAAAGCATAACTACCCTTCTCAGTTGCACTAGATAATGCACGACTATTAGTGAATGGCTCTGGCTCTTTAATATCCAGGCCGTCAAAGCCGCCGTACATCAACATTGTAAATTTATCAACGCCTGCATCTGAGGAGGTCAACAAGAAGCTAGCTCCGCTCATAGCAGTGATTGACTTACTGCTTCCATCGCCGGAAGCCTGTCGACTGCCACTAACATATTGGAAGTCACCTCCCGTATTGCTTTCAAGCATAATATCGTCCAACGTAAACACAAACTGGCATTCAGCGTTAACATTGCTAGATCCTAAGTGAAAATCAATTAGGTTTCTAGTAGTTTGATCTGGAAGATTTTTAAGGTAATCCGTAACACATGGGTCGTACCTAAGATCTCCGGTACCTCTGCGCGTAGTATCTACGCCCCAATAAGCTTTCTTTTCGTCTGTAATCCCACCATGATTTCCCTTACTTCTTAGGGCCAAAGAAGGAAATTCAAATGAAGCAGAAAAGCTGCCAGAAATACCAGTCCAAATTTCGCCGGCTTGCAGATCTGGCCCATTGAAGTTATCACCATAATTCGACGACTTTCTACTTCCAGTTGCCGCTAGATCCATGTCACTACCTGCAAGAACAAAAGTTTCTCCGAAATTGGTTCCTGCGCTTTGAATAGTGCCTGCTGCATCGCCTTTGACGATATTACCATGAGCACCTCCCGTTGATCCACTAGCAAAATTAATCTTTTTATATCTTGGAGGCCCATAAAAACCAAATGGCATAAGCGTATTATCATAAGCTTCTTCTCTTGTTTTTACTCTAACATATTTTGATTGGTTATCATAATCTCCACCAACTTTTAAGACCAGGTTCGCCTTATCCCAAACCGTTTCTTTATTGCCAATTCTACGAGCAATATAGTTTGGAGAGCGAGGATTTAAGTTACAATTTACATATTTTTCAAGAATTTTTTGTTGTTTGTCTGAATCGTCTATTGCACGAATTGTAACAGTAAATGTTGGCCAAGTTTTATTATTTTTGGCTGGTCTAATCTCTTCAATAGATATTTTAATATTATTTTGGTTCCACTCGCCGCCGGCTCCAAGAGAAATAAATTTAAATAATTTTATAGCCCGAGTGGCATCTAGTGCATCAAATGATGTTTTGTCATTCCCTGTGTCCTGCGAAATAACCCAGCCGCTTTCACTAGGAAGTGCTTCATGAGTATGTTTGCTGTATTCAAGAGATCCTGACCCTAATTGAAGAATCACGCCCCAGGCGTTATTTGCGCTACTGCTATTCGAATTTATGATATCTTGAACTCTTCTGTCGAATGATTCCCCTAACCAATAATTTGTAGTAGTGCTATACACAGAACTATTCGTTAAATGTGGATTAGTATTAAAAGCTTTGCGGATATAAGCATCAGAATCTGGGTCAAAGTTGAAAGAAGTTC